TCAAATAGATCTGATCTTGATTTTGTCTTAGGATATATTCCTACACGTTTGGCTTCATTCTTGTGTACCCAACGTCGATAACTTCCTTGTGCGTGATTCAAACACCCTTGCCAGAACGCTTCTTTGTTGTGTGCTTTTTGGTACGCCAGAGCCCAGATAAGTCTTCCCAGGTTAACGGCGTGAGCCCTACAGAGACCAAATCCGGATAGTTGCTGTAGTGCGTCAATTGCGGATTGTCTCTTTGGATGATTGCCCATTCTTTGTACAAACTCTGCAATCTTGTCTTCATTCCTTTTAGCAAACGCTCGACGGTACATATCTGCTTCATAATAATTTACTCCTATAATATTACTTATTCTTTCAATGGCATCGTCTTCGTATACTATTGTATCTGTTTGTCTTTCTTTACTCCAGTCATGAAACATACTTGCAGTCTTTCGTCCACTTGCGGCCACAGGTCTTACCAATGCTGTTGCAAACACACAATCAAAAACTGACTTTGGTTGTATGGCTCTAAACAATCTCCTCATCGCTGGTGATTCTGCTTGTGTTACACCAAGCACGTCTCCTCGAGATAGCAAGTCCGAAGTTTTTTCGTCCCACTCCGGATACTCTGTGAGTGGTCTTTGATCTATCTCCATTAATTGACTCAAACCTCGATTGGCTAAAATATCCACCTTCAGATGTTCGAGATCTTCGACTTCGTTCTTGTCTAATAAAATTTGATTGTCTTGCGATATTAGTGATTTTGGTAATTGCCTTGTAAACATTAAAATGCCTCCACAGTGTTTTGATATACATCTTTTCTTTCCCTTTAGTTTGTTTTCTATTCTTTTAGCCTCTTTTACATCTATGCCTAGATCCTCGTATTTGAAATTGCGAGGTAAGTTGCCTTTTACGCCTAGTCTTTTTGCCGCTTCACGTCTAGCACTTTTGTCTTTGTATAATACATAGTTTGACAGTCGTGCTGATTTGCCCGGCCACTTTTTAAAAATCCTATTCATAACTTCTTCTTGTTGCCAATGTGGAAAGTCCATATCAACATCAGGTAAGTCATCACGTAAAGGATTCATAAAACGTGCTACAGGTATATTCCATTTGATTGGATCTACATCTGTAATACCCAACAGATAGCACACAAGACTTGACCCTGCACTGCCTCTAGTCATATGAGGTATGTCTTTGGTTAAGTCAATTATGTCGCAAATCTGTAGGAAATATTGTGTGAATCGTTGATCAACGATTAGTTCAAACTCTTCTGCGAGTCTGTCTTCATAGACTTTGCCTTGTGGTATTGGCCTTTTAAATCTATCGAGAAGAGCCTCTATTTGTTGTTGTTCATTCATTGTATTGCCTCTTTGCCTTTGTTGCCTTCGCTAGGTATTTACCGAGGATCTACAATATGATTATTCAAATTGGATAATTAAATTACTCTTCTGTGCTTAGATTCTTAAGCATATCACGTAGTTTACTACTTTGTGCTTTACCACTGATCTTTCCTATTGTATCGCCTTCTCCAGGCTCACGTAGTGCAGTTTCTTCTCCTGCATCATGACTTGTTTCAGTGACTGTTGATTGTTTTTTAAGTCCTTCATAAATTGTAGAACTTTGTTTTTTGAATGATTGATATTCTTCATCTTCTGCAAGATCTCTAATACGCAAACTATCTACATCAAATTCTAAATCTACTTTTTGTCCTACACCACTACTACTTCTAGTTTTCATAAACTGTATTTGATAACGCCCACGTTCTTTCATTGCTCTACTTGTAAAGATACCAATAACGTTATCTGCTGTTTGTATCTTAGATAGTCCACCACTGATGTGCGAATGATCAAATTCTATTTCTTCAACTGCCGCCCTGTTTAACTGCGATGCTGTTACAAACACACATTGTAATTCCATTGCCAAGTTACGTAGTTCTTCACTTACATATTTGTCTTTAACAAACAAATCACTTGGCGATACTTTAATACTCAAAGGCATCATCAAATCTAAATAGTCAATCAATAATACATCTGGCTTACACTTGTTTTTAATCGACCATTCTTTAACATAACTGCGTAAGTCATTTGCGTTTTTACCACTAGGCATGTATTTGATTTGTATTTTACCTGCCTTCTTGCCCATCATTCTAACTTTCATTTCTACATCATCAAGATTCTTAAACACATCTCTAGTAGCAATACCAGTTAGCATACTATCAATACGCATTGCAGTTAGTGCTTCTGAAAGTTCTAAACTAATGTATAATACATTCATTCCTTCTGTTGCAAAGTTTACTGCCATGTTTTGTAAGAACAAACTTTTACCTGCACCAGATCCACCTGCAAAAATATTAAGTTCGCCTCTGTTGAATCCACCAAATAATTTCTTATCAATACTTGGCCAGCCTGTGCTTACTTGTCCGTTGTTGTCTTTCAATCCTTCTAGTCTGCCTTTAGGATCAGCAAAGTAATCTGTACCCATGTCTTTTGCAAGACCAATTTGTATAGCATCTTTAACAAGTCCTTCAACTGGACCATATTCACCTTTTTCAAGTAAGTCTGCACTTTTAAGAATTGCACGTTCTAGTGCTTTGTGTCTACTAAACTGTTCAAATGTATCCAACAACCAATCTGTGTGTTCTTGTCCTACACTACTTGCGTCTTTTAAGTTTGTGCCACAACTGCTGTTTACAATCTCAAGTTCAGGCATAACTTTGTATTCATCTACATAATGCTTAATGAACTCTGCACTCTCTTTAAGTTGCTGATCAAAGTTTTCACTTTCAAATATTCCTTGACATCTAACAAATGCTTCTGCATCAGAAAGGAACATTTCTAAAAACAACTTTTGTATATCTTGATTGAAATCTTGCATTATTATATTATACTACCTTTTGTTTTATTCTGCAAAGTAAGTTTTTGCCAATAGTTGAATTTTTAATCCTGTTACTTTTGAATGTACTATTTTCTGCATAGTGTATATCTTGCCATATCGTTTTACAGCATCAGCGACATCTTTGATATCACTGTCCGGCCATATTGGAAATGATACGCTCCATCCATATTTAACAGCATCGTCGGCTAGTTGTTGTCCACTTTGGTCCTTGTCTGGAACAACTATTACTTCACGTTGTAAACTGTTTATAAGCATACTTTGTTGATCATTTACTTCGTTACGTAATACTGCAACGCCACCTACACTAATTGCATCAAACGGTCCTTCACAAACAATTACAAACTTTCTATCCCAACCTTGACCGTCTAAATTAAAAACGTATCCTGGTTGACTGTCTGTTATATATTTGGGTGAGCCGTCGCCTAGTTTACGAGCAGTGTATCCGACTATGTCCCCTTGATAATAAAAAGGAACTATCAGCCTTGTTTTATATGAACCTTCACAAGTCCACATAAAGTCATAGTCCTCTAAGTCAAGGCCACGATCGTTAACTATGTATTCGACGGCTCTGATGAACTCTGGATCCAATCCACTTGGTTCGAGTGCTTTCCAGTCATGCCATTCCATAATAGGTTTTGCGCCGACTGGCAGTTCTTTCTTTTCAAAAACAGGCATCTGTATATGAAGTGCATTACCGTCTACGACAGTCTCCTCCTTAATTCGCAGAGCCTCCAAAGCAATTTTGGTTATTTCTGAATTTGGCATTCCAAACCATCCAAGCAGTTTACGCATCTTGTAAGATAAGTTTCTACCTGGAATAAACGATGCTGTATAGCCACAGTTAAAACAATGATAACTCACTGTACCGTCACCATTAAACATTATTCCTCCACGTTTACGCTTGTCCGCTCCTTCGCCGTTATGAACACAGCATGGAGCATCAAAAGAAATCCACCCACTTGGAGTTTGCTTTCTTTTGGCAGGCAAGGTAGTCGTAATGCTAGACTGTATCGAATTCATATTACTAGTTTAACTTCTAACTAGTACTTTGTCAAGTGTTCCGGTGTTCGAATTATCAGGTAAATGCTTTAATTTGAAATAATTGAATACTCCAGTTACATTTGCATATCCTATTGAGTCGCTACTAGTTAAAGCAATAGTAGTTAAGTCTACCCAACTTGTATCAGCAGTAACTTGGCTGTCCAAAGTGCCTTGTATTGTAAGATCACCTGTGTAAGCATTTGAGTAATATTGGAAAGTGTGTATTGCTCCTGAACGTTTATATTCAGGCTGTGCATCTACTAGACTACTGAAATATTCAGTAACTTGTCCACCTTGCTTGTAAAAGTTAGATGTAAAAGGTCTAGTAAATTCTGAATTACCTAGTTCAACACTATTTGTAAAAGCAGGATAAACATTATCTACAAGTTCCATTGTACCAGCAACTTCATGATATGTGTTAGCATAAGTTACATGGTTACCAGAACCGCCAATTGTTCTTGTAACTGAAAACTTGTAAAATTTGCTTACTAGTGTTGCTGTATCGCTTTCAGATAGTGTAAGTGTTGCTACACCCTTTGTAGCACTTGTACTACCGTCATCTAGCGTTGTACATGCCTTTTGTAGGTGTAAAGCACCTGTTTCTTTATTAACTAGGTTAAATGTAAGTGTTTCGCCACTTATATCTAACGGCTTCTGATCTTGGTTTTTAACGGTGAATTTAATGGTGTTCGTGACACCTTTAACCACCTGAATATCTTTCTGGTACATTGGCGTATATCCTTGTTTTACGGCCCCGTCCAAATCACTGAACAAGGTATAACCGGTTTCATAAATATATATGGGTAACTTATGCATATTGAGTTCATCCTATAACAGTATTTATTGAGAAAGCATGACAACACTACAAGAAGATTTACAAGAAAAATTTCCGTTTTTAAGTTGCCTTAAGCATGGCGACATTGAATATGTGGGTATAATAATTAATCAAGATTCTAATGTTACGAGCATGTACGACTATTCTAGTTGTAACAACGATGCACAAAAACTGCAATTATTAGAATGCGGCGACAGTTGGTGGTGGGAATCAAATAGAAAGATTCCTATTAATATTTTTATGAAAACTGATATGATTCAGTTCAGAAGTTTGATTAAAACATTTGCAACCAAAGACGTAGAATTAGTATTTGGCCCTATGGTTAGGTTAAATGATATAACTGAAAAAAGAATAAAAAGAAAAAGTATTCAGTTAGTTAGAAAGATCAAATAGTATTTGAATTTTTATATTGAAGCCAACTAAAATAATCAACAACAAGAAATTGTAAAGCAATACCTAATGGTGCTAGGGTTCCACCAAACAGTAACCAGGGGATAAAAAATAACCACAAAATTAATCTAAAGATATACTTTGATACAAGTTCTTTAGGTAAAGTCCAAGTCATCCATGGACCTGGATCTTTCAAAGGTTTCTTATTTCTAAAATCTTCAAATTCGTAATTCATTAGTTTAATTTTTCTCTTACGTTAGCACACTCTACACAAAGTTCTACACCTGGAACTAATTCTTGTCTAAGTTTAGGAATTGGATTACCACATTCAATACATTCATCTAAACTAGGCTTTGATTGTTTTTTTGCAAGTTGTTCTCGATGTTTCCTTATTACTGCTTCATTTTCCATTAACGCACTTACTTGTGCAATTTCTTGTTCTTCAAATGTGTCGTTGTTAAAAACAAATTGTTCGTCTTTGTTCATATATTATTGTTTAAGTTGTTCACAAATTAAATTCATGTGTACTATAATTGCATGAGCATATGCAACTGCATGTGCTTTCTTAAAATAGTATTCACCCGTTGCTGGCTTTGTCCATACTTCGTTCATTATCGTTTGCCAGTCTTTGTTTGCTAGATGTCTTTTCGCTGGACGTATTATTGCTAGTGTCGCCGCCAATTGTTCTACCGATTGCGGTTTCAATTGCTTCAAGAGAGCGTTGTGCCCGTTTAGATGAAAGACTTTTTCGCTGAAGTCTTCGTGTTCCAGAAGTTGCCATAATGGTTTCCTTTCCATAAGTTCATTTAAATGCTCTTCATTTTTAATGTGTTCATATATGTGAACATTCAACATGTCTATCTTAAAATAGCCACGTTCATCTGCAAGTTTATGATCTAACGTACAGCGTTCTGTAAATGGATCTAATGGAGCATTGTGAAAGTAGACGCCTGTATTGTGTTTCTTTAATTCATCTTTTTCTTCACGTGATGCTTTTATGTGCTTAAAATGTGTTAGCACATCGTCACGATCAAAAAAATCTAAATCAATATCAGGCATTGTCTTTTTGCGACTTCTCGTATTCGTCTTTTAGTTTCTGTAAGTGTGGAGGAAGTTCCCAGCCAAATACTTCTGCTAGTTGTCCGCCACTGTTTTCCCAATCCGAAGATTTAATTCCTTTTTTCATACCGAATCCTAAGCCGCCTTTTGTTTTTGTGTGTATCTTTGGATCATACTGTGAATGATCCGAATATTTCTTACTTTTTGTCATATGGTTGTCTATCGTTTGCAATATCCATTGCTAGTGCTTGAATATCTTGTACAAGTTCGTTAATGTGATACTCCTCTTCTTTAGTCCTATTCTCTTTTGGAATATCGTATTTAAGTCTACGCAAGTTCATAGACTTTGTATACATAACGTTTACTTTATCACACATCTGACTTATCTTGTGTAGCATCAGTAGTCCCTTCTTTATCAGTTACTTCTTCTTCAACTATCTCTACATTATACACAGGAAGTCCGCTTCTGTCAAATGTTCTTTTGTCATCTGTAACATAAATGTGTGATTTAAATTTACCATTTTTACCATCAACCATTATAGTCTTTTGTGTGATTGATCCTTTGTATTCTGTACCGTCTTTTTGAATTAGACGTAGTCTTAAATGACCGCCACCATATAAACGATCAATTGGTTCTCCGTTTCTCATGTTACTTACTATTGTATATTCGCCTTCAGTCAATTTGAGCCTCCTTGATTATTTCTTTTGTTAATTCAACATCGGCAGGTTTTGCTTTAAACTGCCTTGTCCAAAATGGAATATCTAATGTTGGTTCAATTATAGACAACTGCTCGTCATTAAATTTATCTAACATTTCTTTTCCTGTTTTTGAATTTAGTAATAACCAAGGACTAATAAGTCCATTTCTAATATCATTTACTGCACGATTAATATTACAATATCTAAAGTAGTCATTGTACTGTGCATCTTGTTTGTCTGCCCACTCTAACATAGTTTTAACACTTCTTTCAAGTGCTGACTCTGTAGGTTCTACTTTAAGCATTTCAAACAAATATGTGTCGTATAATTCGTCACGACACCAGTGATCTAGTTTAACGTTTGACTTGATCACAAAGTCAATAAACTTTTCTGGATACAAAGGATTAATATTTGATACAAAACTACCAAACTTAACAAATGCATTATAGTAACTGCTTTTACAAAACTCTGCATATGTTTTAGGTTTACTTCGTTGTACCATTACATAAAACTTGTTAAATGCTAACAAGCCTACTTGTACACGCTTTTCATCTTTTTGCAAATATCTACGTTTAGGTTCGCACATATGCGCCATAAGAGTTTTTTCTTTTGTAAAACTCTTGCCACAATGTACACACTTATACTGTTTATCTTGCATTTGGATCATGGTCTTTAATGTATTGATTTTGTTCCTTCTTTGACATAATACTTGATAATAATTCTGCATCATCTAACTTCATATTTGGATTTTTATCTAATAGTGTTTGTGTAAATTTATTCTTTGTTTGTTTCTTTGGTGCCGCTACATATTGATGAAAGAAGTTTTCATATGCACCACACATTGCCATAAGTTTCCAAAGTAGTCCTTTGTGATTCTTACTCAATGACCAATGATGTTTGTTTACAAATTCATTACACATTTCTAAATAATGTTCTTGAAAAAACACATCTCCTTTAACACTGCTTACATAACGCATAGCAATAAAAGGAGCAAATAACTTTTTATCATCTTCACTTAATTTGTTGTACCAGTCTTTGTCCCGTCTGTCGACAGCACTTAACATTGCTTTCAAATCTAAAAATTTTTTCTTCTCAGCCATTTATCTTCTTCCAATGAACAACTTGTTTTTCACCACCAATTGGTTTTTGTCCTATATACTCTTGCCCTGTTTCCATGTCAACTAGTTTATATTTACTAGGACACTTTGTAATAACGTTAAGAATAACATTGTGTTCATATTGTTCTACTTCAGTTCCGTCTTGTAAAGTTCTAGTTTTCATTCTTCTTCCTTACTCAAGTTGTATACTAGTTTAACTTCTTTTAATAAATTTTGCAATGTTTTATTTCCATCTTCGGCTAATTCTTGTATTTCATGAAACTCATATTCTGTAATGTGCCATTCTGGAAATACAGGCTTCTCAATACATATACGTTCGCCTGAATCAGTATCTCTTTCAAATACTGTCTTACCTCCATCAGGTGATTCATATATCTTAACCATACCATTATTCTTTCAGATATCTTTTCTTCATATCTCTGTAAGCGTTTACAAATTTACTCTTAATGTTAAGTTCATTCATTTTATAAACTTCTTTTAATTCTTCTGTGTTTTCACTTACATTTAATTTCCACTTATCTCTTTTGACAGGCATATACATACACAAAGGTGTACCTTTTTCTAATGTGTATCTTCCATAGCCTTTCATAGCCATTTGCTGATTCATAGCATGGTGTATATCACTATAGATAGCACCCGGTAATACATCAAAGGGTTGATCATAGTGGTAAAACATTGGAAGTTGTAAGACATTATATCCCGGAGGTGTTTTAACTTTCCATGGACATACTGCTTTTAAAATAAACTTGTAGTCTGTGTTTACGTGATCTAAAAATTGTTTTTTGTGATGTCCTTCAAAAATAAAATCAGGATTACTTGCTTTGTAACGATACCCTTCTTCATTAATTTCAAGTTCTAAGTCACACCATAAAGGTACAACAAAAGCATTAGCGAACATATCAACTATTGCTGGACATCTTCTAAATGTTCCTTGGTCTTCGATACGTGGATCGCCTACACCGCTAAACTGTGGCATATTCTTAAACCAACTAGGCAAGTATTCAGTAGCACGTTTTATTGGAACTATTTTTTCTAGTCCATCTACTACACTCCAAAATACTATTTCTGTATCGTTGTTGGTTTTAAAGTTTAACATTATTTTACTGGCTTACCTTGTGAACGTCTTACAATGTCATCGTGGTTGAACTCTGCCCAATACAACTCAAATGCTACGCCATCTTCAAGTCCTTCAAACTGATGAATTTTACCTGGCTTCACTTGTGTAAAGTCTCCTGGACCAAGAATAGTTTCATCAACAAGTCCATCTTGCACACCGTCTTGCCAAACACGTACAAGCATCTTACCTGACTCAACAAAGAAGCCATTCCACTTAAATTGATGTTCATGTTCTGAACATTTGAATCCTGCTTTGTATTCAATGCGGTGAAATTCTAATACACCGTTTGCATGGATCAGTTCTGTCTGACCCCAAATTTTTCCTGCTTTCATAATCTTTTCCTTTCTCCTACCAAACTAAACTAAAATCAATTAGTTCGCTTTGTCTACTTACTTCCTTTACAAAAAACGCACAGTTTGGATCTTTCTTTTTTTGTATAGGTGTTGTTAGTAATTGTCCATTTTTTAATTTAGGAAAATAAAATTTTACATCCTGGTAAACGTTTATTACATCTACAGGCAAAAAGTTTGGACGATTACTTGTTAGTGGATTAAAACAAAACGCTTCAAATCCTCTATCATTTAAACTAGTTAACGGTAATACTTCTAAGTCTCCTACTTCGCTGTTTCCAACTACCATGCTCCATTCTAATGGCATCTGTACTTGATGTTCTCCTATCTGTAATACAACAGCAGGCGAACTAAAACTTTCTAAATAAATTAATGGTACAAAAAAATAATCTGGATCTTTAGGATCTGAATTATCTAATACACTATACCTAATGTCTTTGTCAATTTCTTTTGGTAAAGTATTGAGATCAAAGTATTCGTTATCTAATGTTAATATTTGCATTTGTTCTCCTAGTCAATTGCTATCTTCTCTATCGTAAAAGGATAGTTTGCTTCTTTATAATATTTTTTTCTTTGTGTTAGGTGTCGCTTGGCAAATTTACATCTACTAGTGATATCCCATATTTGGACGAAATCTTTGTCTTCAGCCCGTCTAATGCCTCTACCGATAGACTGAATAACGCGAACAAAAGACTTACCAGGCTCAACAAGAACCAAGTTAAAAATGCGAGGGATATTAATACCAACCGCGGCAACTCCATAAGTAGCAATAATGATTTTATTAGTACTTTCTTTAATGCTATCATAATGTTCCTTCCTGTCGGTTCCTTTAGTTTCTCCAGACACAAACACGGAACCTTCTAGTCGTTCTTCTAGCATTTTACCTGCTGAGATACGATCAACTAGAATTAATGTATTGCCGGAATCTTTAATTTTGTCTACAAGTTTACTCATCCAATCAATACGATGTTCGCTTGTAACCAAATATTTTAATTCCTCTTGATAGTTACTAAACTGTTGTACGTCATCTGTTTGTACAATGTTTACATGACAGTCTGCAAGTACACCTTTTTGTTGTAAGTCACTTGCACTAATATTATTAATTACTTCTCCAAGACTTGCACGTATACCTTGAAATTCAAATTGCTCTTTTGGTATTGTACCTGTAAGTCCCCAACGCACAGGAACATGTGCAAAGTTTTGTGTAAGCAAATTCTTTAACACATCTGCTTTTGCTTGATGTACTTCGTCAACAATAACACAACGCACATCTTGTAAAAATTCTGTAAGTGTATGTTTTGCTTCGTGGTTCTTAGATTTTTTATCTAGTACATTTAAACTTTGCCATGTAACAATAGTATGTTTATGTCCAAGTTCTTTTCTATCACCGTAGTAAACACCTACATCTAAACCGCAGTTTACATAATCTTCTTCTGTTTGTGTAACAAGACTTTTATTAGGAACAATAACAATACTGTTTCCATATGGTTCACAAATCTTACTTAATGTTGCAGTAATAATTGTTTTACCTGCACCTGTTGCAACTTCTTGTAAACTTTGTGGACTAGTAATAAAGTTATTAATTACTTCTACTTGATAGTCACGCAGTACAATTGGTTGTCCTTCAGCAACATGTCCTTTAGGCCATACAGCACCTTGATCCTTCCAAAAGTTTTCATTTATATTTGTAAACGATAGTTGTGTTTGTTCTCTATGATCTTCAACTTCTACATACCAACCTTTTTGTTCTAACAAAGGCAATGCATCTTCTAACATACTAATATATGTTGTTCCACCTAGTCCAAAGAAACTTACTTTTCCGTCCCATCGTCCTAATTTGTAAGCAGGCAAATAACGTGCATAAGGAATATCATATTTGAATTTGTTAGTCAAATATTTTCGCATCTCTAAATCAAGACCTTCAAACTTTACGTTTACTTCGTCTCTTATTACAAGTTTACATGTCGGCACAGTTTTCTACTCCGCTTGGTTTTGAACTAGCATAGAATACCACATTAGGTTTATTTTCTATCCATGCTTGTGTTTTATAATGACTAGGCATTGTCGGTAACATAGCCATTACTAATTGTGGATCAATATTATTTGTAAGCAATGGCTTAGGAATTTTTTCATTGATTACAAAAATTTTCTTATTTGGATTAAAACTATTAACTTGCATTTTCTTTATAAACTTATTGCCTTCAAAAAAGTCTTTACTCTTACTAAATCTAAACATTACACATATATCATCGCCAGAATATCCATTGTCAAACAATGCATTAATAACTGTTTGAAGTTGTTGTGTATTATTACTACTACACATAATTATACACTTATCTACGGTATTAAGCAATGAAAATATATCCAAAAAGGAATAAACGTTAGAATTAATATACCATTTTTGACTATCACCTAAAAGCACTTTGTCCATAGGTTGTTTTGGTTTCATACTGTCAACAACACTATCATCAAAAACTGTGCAACCTTGCAAACGTGCTGTCATTACTGCTCGTCTTGGATCACTATGTTCAATTACAGTATTATTAAAAACATACTTGTCATTATTTTTCACAAGCATAGGATAGTATTGTAGTGCATTCTTTTTAACTTCTATAATTGCTTTATAGTCGTCTTGTATTTTTTGATCAATACTAAAGTTCATACCTTTAACAAGGTTAACTAAAAATTCTACGTTAGGTTCGTTGTAATCGAATGACCATGTTTTACTTTCACTATGATACATTCCTCTGTAGTAACTTGGGGATTTTCTTTTCTTAACTTTGTTTACAATGTCTGCAATAAAAGGACTTTTGATTACAATACTTTCACCGTCAACAAATAAACTTTTTGTTTTGTCAATAGTTCTAAATGGCCATTTGAACTTTGGTTCTTTTAAAATAGATTCAACTTCAAACCCTTGTCTTGCAAGTAATGAACTATATTTTTTAACAATACGAAGTCCTATATGACTTTGCTTTTCAGTAAACGCATTACCACTACCTAACTGTTTGCCAAGACTTTTTACAATAGCAAAATCATATTGATCAATTGATACTTCTTCGCCAAAGATATAGTTGCCTTCTCCAGACAAGTACATCATACATTCTTCAATATTTTGATCGGTGGTAGAAACAGAGTTACTCATGTTCATTAATCCTCAAGTTTATAGTAGTATTATAACACAATTATGTGTTTTGAGCAAGAACTAATTTCTCTAATTTTGGAAGCAATCTTACCAATGGAAGACCTGATTCTATTTCATCTAA